AACATCCAATTTATCAATATCAAGATATTGAAGAAAATTATTAACTATATTTTGTCCTAAACCTGTCTTTTCTTGAGAATTATAATAATACTCGATGAATTTATTGAAAAGTGGGTAATCGGATTGAATAAATTCAGGCGATTGTGATGCTATCGACTGAGAAACCTTATTTACGTTATTCATCTATTTAAAAACAGCTTGATGTGTTAAGAGACCCTGCATTACTAATAGTTGGAATTTCAACCGTTGTTGGTGGTTGGTTGAAAACTGTTGGAGTCAAACTATTTAGTGGTATAGTAGGAGGTGGAGTAACTCCAATTGGTGACACTGTAATTTCTGGTGTTACAATATTAATAATAGTTCCTGGTGTAGTTGAAGGAATTGTTGCATTATTTGCAGGAATGAATATAATTGGAATGGTTAAATCGGTTGGTAGTGTATCAATATCAATAATTGTACCAGTACCAGTAGTAGCATTAGTGGTAGTTATATTTGTAGCGTCAGTAAGATTATCTCCAGCACCAATAATATTAGCAGGACCAAAACAAATCTTACCACTATCGTAATCTACAGTACCTGCAGTATCATTTGTATATACCTTTTTATTACCAGTATTATAGAACATTCTTAAATTTCCATATCCATCATCTTCAAATTGCTGATCTAGACCTGGTCTATCAAATGTTCTAAATGTACCAGATAAAATAACAGGTTCTTTCTTACAAGCAGTACTACTACCATCTCCACCATCTTTACTAGGTGAACTATTATAAATTCCAGAACCAGTTGATATACAATATGTGTTTGTTTGATTGGCTTTTGGCTCAATATACTTCAAAAGAGTAGTTTGAAGAGAAACGTCACTGATACATTTATTTGCTAAAGTAATAGCTTTTTCAAATGAATTAGATCTAAATGTAGCATTAAAGTTATTAATCTGAGTTTGACCTGCCCATTCTGAAATAGCACTACTAATATCAGTTTTAATTTCTGCTGAGGTAGAACCGCAACCAGTATCGTAATTAATAAAGATTTTATTAAAGATATACATGTAATCTGGATCTACAATCACAGGATCGATAGATGCCATTGCATATTTTCTTAAAAGGTCTTGTACCTCCTTCTTCGTGGCAGCATTAAGCAAAGATCCAGTCTTAGTCTTAATTGCCACATAAACTTTACCATAAACAGGTGGAGTTAATGAATCACCACCATATGCAACTACAGCATCGGTATTAGAGTATAATTTTTTCGTTAAAACAGAGTAATCTTGAGCAGTTACTGCTCTGTTTTGAGAAGAAAGATATCTAGGAGCATTATATTTGATAGATTCTATAGATTCTGGATCTTCACCTTGCTGTGAATTATCCAAAACAGCTAGATCTACCTCTGATGGTGAATAGGTTGTACCATTACCATCAACAATTTGACCTACAAATGAGAATCCTTTAATCTCGTTTGCAATTTTACCAGCAGTTACAAGATATTCTAGATCAATAAGTTCTCCATCTTTCAAAGCACGTCCAATACTATCATCACCGAACCTAATTTGATATCTCATATCCTCCCCTTCAAAAAGGAAGTAAATACGAGTCGCACCAGTCAAAGCAGTAACATTATCTACTTGATTGTAAAGGTCTGAAGCAGTAGATGATTCGTTTGGTCGTACTCTTACATTAAGAGTTGATATATCAACATTTCCCGAAGGAATAACATAATTTTGTTGGGCAAAGGTATTAACAACATAAGAGAAATCTATAATATTGCCTTCATAGATTATAGTCTTATCTAAAGTTGCTATACCAGTTGTAGTATTAACAGTACCTGTAATATCACTTAAAACGTTCCAAAGATAATTACCTCCTGTCGCTATAGCACCCTTTTTCAAGGTTATACTACTAGGATATGCACCATTTACTTGTGTAGTTTGTAATTCTAGTTTTATACACGCTCTAGACGCTTTAATCGACGTTGGAGTGTAATTCATCAACTTAGCAATGTTGACAATATTATCTCTGATAGTCGCAGACGGCAAAAATGTTTCATTTAACCCCATATTGGCGTTAAATGCGGTATAATATGAGTTATATGCTAAAATATCAATAATATACGACAAAGAAGACCCATCGAAGTCATAATCGGTGAACTCTGTCCTAGTTCTTAAATACGACTTAATAGAAGCTTTGATATCCTCAAAGTCTAATGCTGTTAAATTATTCGGTTGCATTATTCAGGTCTCTGTAAAACAAACTCTATTGTCTCAACTATAGGAACCCCTACAATTCTATACTCAATGAATACATTGAGTTTGTTGCCTGTATTAACTGGCAATACGTTTACGGCTTTTAGTTGTACTCTAGGTTCATTCTGGTTAATGGTATTTATGATCTCTTCACCAATAACATCCGCAGTGAAGGGATCTAATGGTTCAAATAGCATAGTATAAACCTTCGACCCAACGTTAGGTTGGAAAGGTTTTTCACCAGGAGCAGTTAAAATTAAGTTTTTAATCGCCTGTTTAATTGAATTATCATTTACCACAGAAGAAACGTCCTTAGTAAAAGGGTTTCTTAAAAATCCTATACTAACGTCCTTAAAAGACCTTGATCTAATCTGATCTTTTGAACTTATCTCCTTTAAAGCCATTCCTATACTTCATAAAATGTATATTTCAAAAATAGCTCTTCATTAGCATTTATGGGTTTTATCACTCTCACATAATATTTTCCATCTTCTAAATATTTTTCACAATTAGGTTCCTCGTTGTGATTGAGGAATCCACCTAAAGGTGTACGATATATAATCTCATCTATAATTAAATGAGACATTCCCAAATTTGTACCCGACTTAAGAGGTCTTTTTGTGAAGACCCCTTGACCAGAGATAAGGCTATCCGATATGAATAATCCTTCTGGTAATGCTCTATAAGACACTATACATGACGAATCTAAGTATTATTTAGCGACCTTGACCACGATTACGTTTTTTAGCAGCATTACGAGAGGTTGCAGCGTATTTCGTATGCTGTCCTGCTCCTTGCCTTGTTTTTTTCGGTTTTGACTCAATATTTGAGTCAGGATTCCATGCAACTGATTTTGCCATAATTAAGCTCCTACAAAGACGTTTTTACTAGATCCAGCAACTGTTGATAAACAGGAATAAGGACCACTACCTGTTTTAGTACCAAATGGGTCGGAGAACCTACCCAAAAACCTACCATTAACCTTAACTGTTTTAGAAGTTGCAAATAACTTCCTAGCGTGTCCAGCAGCAGTTTCCCGTGAACCAGCGATGTCAGTTAGCCACCAAGCGGGAGTACTTGTGGTAAAAAAGCACTTATATCCCGTAGATGTAGTGGTAAGTACAGTACAAGTGGGGTGTGGTGTTAATTCATCTTGATCTATAATGGGTATCATACCATTAATTACCACATTTGTCACTGTTGGACCTTTAGGAGTCTGTGCCATCGGTGGCCAAGAGACAACAGGGTCACCAACCATAACAGTTGCTTTACCCATATCTCCTCTCATAGGAGGATGAGGACATCCACCAAGGACTCCACCGCAATGACCTGGATGTGCAGTTCCACCAGCACCTTTTCCATGCCCACTGCAAGTTCCCATGTATAATGCTGCTCCTAATGTCATTAGTTTATTGCGTCGTAAGGATTACCATATGCGGCTGCTGCAGCTGCAACTCTAGCCGCTGATTGTGTCATATCGTTATATATTTTCAATTTTCCGTTTGCTGTCCAACTTTGACAACCAGCTCCAAACATTCCTTGCATTGTGTAAGTATGTGTTGTAGTAGTATTACCACTTGTAACTGAAGAATTGGGTGTTGACGGAGGTGTAGAACATGAAAAATGTGCACAACCCTCATTTACGGGTTTACACGATAAACTAACGTCAATTCGCGTAAAAACTGAGGGATCAGGTCGATATTGTCTCATAATATATTTAGTATAGGTAGAAGCATACGGCAATTGAGTCAAACTTCCTTGAATTGACTCTACAAAGTTGTCTTTATATGTTTCTTCTTGCGGAGTTGGGTCTTCAATCATGTCTTCGACCATCTGATTTCTCCGTGCAGCGTCTTCTGCCTTGTCATCTACAAGAACTTTTTGTATTTCTGCTGATAAATCCGTATTTTTTAGGTGATCTAGGGTA